TACTGCTTATGATTTACCATAATATCTCGCTAGTGGAGTAAAAGAAAATGTAATCCATTCATCGTAATTCTGAATACTACTAATAATCTTAGTCTTAACCATCAACTTTGTCAAGTCCGTCTTACGAAGTGGTGGGCATCCTTCTTCAAACTTATGTAATATTTTCATTTTTGCGTCAATGTTAATATCTACATCACGCAAATTCATTAATTGCATATTTCTATTTACTATGCTGGTATTATCTAAAATGGTTTCTACAACCTTGGGCTTCTTTTTAATATCAGCATATTTCTGTTCAATCAAATTCAGATTGACTTCAACACTCGGGTCAGCGAATTCTGGAATATACTTTAATAACGTCTTTTCTCCTGCTCCCTTGATTCCATCAATATTGTCACTCTTATCGCCAAGTAGTGAACGAAAGAATACAAAGTTATCGGGATGAACGCCATACGTTTCCAGAATCACATCAACATCAAATGTCTTTTTCTTAACAGGATTATACACCTTGACATTTTCGTTGACCATCTGTAAGAAATCTTTGTCGGTAGAATAAATGATAGAGGTTCCACCATTCTTCGTGACCAACTCCGACATATATGCGATTGTATCGTCCGCTTCAATATTATCAAGAGCAAGAATAGAAACGGGTAAACATTCAACCATTTCCACCAGAGATACGAGTTGATACTTCATATTCTCTTTTTCTTGTTCGTCCGTGGTCATATCATACTGCCGATTCAGACGAGTCGGTGGCTTCCGATTTGCCTTATATTCCTTGTAAATCTTCCGCCGACGTTGTGACCCACCCTTACCATCAAAGACGAGTACAACTCTGGTAGGTTTGAAACTACGAATAGCAAACCCCAAAGATTTCATAAATCCAGCCATTCCCCCGATATGATTTCCATCATCATCCAAGGTAGGAATAGCGGCATAACTCCGCATAAATGTGTTGAGTGCATCAACAATAAGGACACGGGAGTTGTATCCTATGTCCTTATTGTCGAACTGCATACTATCAAACACCTTCAATAAATCAGTCATTTAGTAATTGCTTTTTAGATGGTGATACTTCGTCCTCATCTTCTGCGGATTCCTTGTTAACCGCAGACGGGTCAAAGTCCTTCTCGTACTTCATAATAAGTGCTTCACAAATCTTATCGTACAAGTCAGCCTTCCGTTCTTGGTCGGCTTCGAGGAACGCAGGGAATTCCTTCCCTTGGAACTTCTCGTCGTTATACGAATACCACGCACCAGATTGCTTGACGATGCCGTTTTCCTTCAAGACATCCAACCAACTACTGTAATCGTCAATACCACGATTGAAGTAAATGTTGAATTCAGCTTCACGATACGGCGGACCCAAACGATTCTTGGTGATAACCGCCTTCGTGGTGATACCAATGATGTTCCCAGCTGAATCCTTCAACTTCCCGACTTGTGACAAACGAATACGAGTTGAAGCGTGAAATCCGATTGCCTTACCACCAGAAGTAGTGTATGGGTCAGAGAACGCAGGAGCATTCATCTTCAAACGGAGCTGATTGGTGAACACGAGAGCAATCTTTTCACGACCTAACAGATTTGTAATCTTTCTCATTGCCTTACTGATAATGATGGACTTTGCAGTTGCGTATCCATCCTTATTGAAGTCAGCTGCCATTTCCGTCTTGGTCGAGGCGGCGGCAACAGAGTCAACAACGATAGTGACCAACTTATCCTTCTTCGCAGAAGAACGAACCTTTTCAATGATATTCACGATAGAATCAAAGATATCTTCAACGGTATCGTGTTGAACGTAAACCAACTTCTTCATATCTACACCGACTGCTTGGAAGAATTCATCATTGACCGCGTTTTCCGTATCAATAAGAACCGCAACACCACCACGCTTCTGTGTCGTGGCGATAAGTGATGCACCGACGAGTGACTTACCAGATGCTTCCAATCCAGTCAATTCGGTGATACGTCCGGCGGCAATACCACCATTCGGGCGGTTGCTGATGGCGATATCTAACATCGTATTTCCCGTGGAAATGAAATCAGTCAAATCCGTAGGAGTCTCTTCTTCACCATCAAGGAAGTAAGCAACTTGTCCATCTTTATATAATTTATTCAAGCTATCTGCGATAACTTGTGCCAATTCATCACGGTCTGCTGATGGACTGGACTTCTTTGTTTTCGTTTCTTTTGCCATATGATTCCTTATATGTAACAAAACACGCAGGGACTAGGTAGTTTTGAGGCTACCTAGTACCACTACGTGTCTTTGGTTAATTAATCGTTGAACAACTCGTCAAACGCATCAACAGCGTTCTTGACGTTCTCCTTCGGAGCTGCTGCCGTGGTAGCGACGGGCTTCGGAGCCTCGGCTTCACGGGCAGGGGTGATAACGGAATTATCGGGGTCAAGATACTTCTCAAGCGTGACCTTCAGCTCGTTGTAGGTCGGCTCGGTGTAAAGTTCCTTGATATCGGGCTGTTCAGTCATCCACAGCTTCATCTGGGCAGAGTCAGACGAAAGCGGAGTCTGTGACGGCTTGACCTTCACAGAGGTCTTGGCGAAGTTCGTATCCGACTTCTCCTTCGGAATGTACTCCACTACGATGTCACGACCAGTCTTGGCATCGGTAATATCACCGTAATCGGGGTCAGAAATATACGAAAGAAGTTCCTGATAGACCGTCTTACCGAACGAGTAGAACCGAACACCCTTATCCTCTTCACCACGAACGATGACAGGGATATAGGTACGGAGCTTCGGCATGAACGGACGAGCCTCAGCGTACCGCTCCTTCGGGTCACGGGTCTGGTCTGACTTAAGGGCGTCAGCAAACTCCGCAATCGGGTCACGATTACCATACGAAAGTGGCGAGAGATAGGTCTTGTTGCCTAGATAGTGGAAGTAGAGTTCAATAAAGGGATTCTCGGGGTTATCCTTCCACGGGACGATACGGATGACGGTCTTTCCTTCCTTCGGCTTCCAGATAGCGGTATCGCGGTCCCCACCGCCGGTACGCTTGAAACTGTTGAGCTTACTCTTTAATGCGTTGATGTCTAGTGCCATTTGTGTTTACCTCGTTTAAAAGTGTTTAATGGGTGTTTATGATGTAGTATACCCAAGTAGGATAAGTATACTACCCTGCGTTTAGTTTGTCAAGACCCTACTTGTTAGAAGTTTAATATTTCTTTTATTTTGGTTTTAACTGTTTTTAATTGACCGTGGGCAGTGACAAGAATGGAATTCTTCAATTCGTCCCAATCAATCTTATAGGACTTGTCAATCTTCCCACCGTTCTTACTTGCGATTAATGCGTTTAATGCATTAATCGTATATATTGTATTGGTTTGCTTTTTTCTATGGACTGATATGGTTGATGCAGGTGGTGCGTAATGTGACTTTAATGACCCCGCAATAATATTGTAGGTCAGAATCAATTGATTCGCATCATCTACATTCTCCAATACATAGATGTTATTGAAAGCCAATGTATATGAATTTTTTATGAGTTCGACGTTTTCTTCCAATCTATCTGCGGGAATAAACGTACATAGTAACTGAGTTTCGTTCATATGATACTCTTAAAAGCGTTAATATATACCACTTTGTATAAGTATCAAATTGACTTCAATAACACTATATTTTATGTAAAATAAGATTATTATAGTTGTCACCACGATATTGACGAACGGGGAATCCACCCGCACTCAACAACTTCGATACATTCTCCATAGAATCCAATTCATCGTTATGAACATCCAATAAGATAGCATCATAGGTATACAGAATGACTTTGGATTGCCGCATTCCCAAGAAATTACATACATCGTGAACCCGATTGATTGCTTCTTCGGTTTCCGTCAACTGCATCATATAGTTGAATACCTTGTTCTTGGAAGCATCTACCAAGGTCACTTTGCGACCCGTTCCTGACAATACAAATCCATTCTGACGGTATTCGTCCCACAACTTGGAGGAATACTCCTTAATCTTTTGGAAGAACTCTACACCACCCGTATCGTCGGATTGACCATACATCAAGGCGAAAGTACGGGCCTTGGACTCTTCGTATTGCTCTTTTGTTATGGTATAATTACCATAGTACTGCTGTGCAAGGTACGTGTGAAGCGAAGTCGGTGGTAGATAATAGTCCATCAACTTTCCAGCCAATCGTAAGTGGAACGCCTCATAATCGAACTGGACAAGGGTTCCGTTCTCACCAAACCGACTGATGAACTTCTCACGACTTCCATCGTTCTTATTGAGTGCGGCAAAGTTAATACCACCGAAGGCATTACTTGGACGACCCGTGGACGTATAGATGTTATAATCGGAATATACGAAGTTATTGTCGGTCGTATACAACCCAGACTTTTCAATACTAGCCAACGTCGGAATCGTTATCTGATTGATAAACTGGAAGGCAGAATCTTGTTCCGTGGACTCATATCGCTTATGGAGATGTTCACAGTGTTGAAGAAATGCTTCTGCTGTTTCCACCCACGAAGTCAACGGGATACTATA